AAGAATAATTTAATAGGAGTACCTAAGTGTGTCATTTGTGGTACTTTCGCTAAGTTTAGTAGTGGAGGATATAATCAGACTTGTGGGAATCCTGAATGTTTCTCAGCCTTAAAATCTAGAATTACCGAACAGTCATCGTTCTCACATAAATATAAAGATACTGAATTGACATATCAAGGGCCACTTGAGTTTACATTCTTGGAATCATTTGAAGAATATTATGGCTCACTTGAAAAATTAATAGAGGTAATGAAACGTGGTCCTGTTGTTGAATATCTTAAAGTAAATGAATACTATCTTTCAACCTATCAGTCTGATTTCATTGATACTAATGAAGGAATTGTCTATGAAGTAAAGTCTAAATGGACCTTTGATAAGAAGGGGACTGATCCAATAATGCTAGAAACTAACTTAAGAAAGTTGGAAGCATTACTAAAAGCAGGATACAAAGTTGTACTAGTTTTAGATGAAGAAGAAATTGACATTACAACCGAGTCAATCAAATTGTTTAGATTGAAAGGTTTAAAATAAATCTATAAAAGGAGTACCACACCATGATCTCTTATATTTTAGTTATTGTTTTAATAGTAATTGCATTTGTTGCTGGAATGATGGTAGGCCGACGCAATCCTAAGGTTGCTGAGGTTATTGGATCAACCGTTGATAAGGGAGTTGAGAAAGTTGAGAATGAAGTCAAGGAAGCTATTGATAAAACTCGTAACAAATCTTCCAGTTAGTGGAGGTAACAATGAACTCAACTTCTCAAGTTTCAGTAGAAGAATTAGCAAAGGTACTTCATGAAGCTGGTAGGGTAGCAGTAGAACGTGGAAATACTGTTGCTCATGACAAGTTTGGTGAAGTGAGTACTAAGTTTCTTGAATGGAATGAGATTACTGAAAATGCTAGAGAAGGTAGAAGAATTCAGGCTAGATACCTTCTTGCTGAATTTGAAATTACTAAAAGAGGATGATGATGCAGATTAGATGGATATATAAAATATTTCCAGTATTAATTAGATACCTTCAAGGTTACAAGAAGGAAGGTAAGTATGCTGGAACTACAAATCTATTCTATGTAAGGATCGACCAAGATTATATTAATGATCCTGGTATTCTTGAGCATGAAGTCCACCATGGAAAACAATTCTGGACTTTATTCCTCCTGATGATACCAATAGTAGCTTTTATAGATATCATCTCGTTTATATATCTGACTAGTTACTCAATTGGTATCTTTAATATAGGATATTCCATTATTGAGGTTTCATGGATATTACTTCTTGCTCACTCTTTATTCTATCTATTGTTTCAGAAATATCGATTAGCATCCGAGGTTGATTGTTACAAAGTGCAGTTATGGAATCCGCCTGCATTTACAAATAACAATCTTGTTGAGCAGGATCGATATCGTTGGAGTTATGCTCAATTCATAGCTACTAGATACAATATTGATATTAGTAAAGATGATGCTTATCAGAGGTTACTTGGCGATCCTCCCTAATTACCTCAACGTTAACCAACCCTCCTAACGTTGAGGTTAATCACTATGAGGGATAAGTCGATTCAATCGATTTGATTAGTAGTGATTACTTAGTGGAGGGATCGTAGTGAAGGTTAATCCTAATTATTATGGAATGGTTGTATCAGTTGCTCAAATGTATAATAATCCTAAAATTGGTTACGATACAGTAAGACGTGAGGTTGATCATACATTGAGTACTCATCAAATTAGAGATAAAGTAACAATAAGTGAAGAAGCATTAAAGAAAGCTCATAATGAATTTAGTCATGCTTCTAAACCTCGTGCATTGTTCTAAAGAGTAAATAATAGGTGATCATCATGAACAAGTCAGAACAACTTAAAAATAAACTTACTTCGATCGATGAAGCTGCTGCATTCAGTATAGTTGTAGATATTGAAGATGGTAAGCTTAAATTAGATTTTAGTAAACATCTCGATGTAGGTGGATTGTCTACTAACCTTGTATTTGATCGACTTGTTAGAATGATGGATCCTTCTAAGATAGTAGTCAATCGAAGTGAAAAATACATCCGTGAGGTATGAGTTATGAGCAGAGCAAGTGAATTGTTGACTAAAGCTAATGAAGCAATGAAAGAACCTGAGTTCAAATTCTTGTTACCTGATAGTGCATCAGTTGACAAGGTAGAACAATTAGCTAAGAAAGTTAAGAAGTTAATAGGTCAGGAAGGATACACTAAAGTTATTGATAAGAAAGTATATTTTGTACTTCCTTCTCATCCTTTCACTTCTGATCAATATAAGTCAATTGAGAAAGCTATTCAAGAATTATAATTCGAGGAGGATCTGATTATGGAAGAGATAGTAAAAGAATTGATTGAGATTGTAGGTGAGATTAGTAAGACACTCCCTTATCCTGATAATGCTAGCATGGAGAAACGGATTAAGAATCTTAAGGATAAGTTGAGTACTCCTGAAGCTAAGGAAAGTGAATAAGACAATACGGCTAGGACTCCGAGGGTTATCTACTACCTTGGAAGTAGATCGTAACTTCGGTCCATAAGTTACCTCCTTTCTTTGATATATAGTTGTACCATTGAGTTACCATAATTGCTCAATACAAAGGAGTCCTAGCCTATTCATAACTATATCGAGATGATACTATGATGAATCCTGATTTATATAAGAAGATATTAGAAAGTCATTTTAAGGGTGACTTTGTACTGACTGATGATCCTTTAGTCATTAGTTCTCAATATCCTACTGAAAAGGGACTAGTGATACTTCTAAGTCCTAGCTTCGAGAATCCAGGTCCATGGTCAGTTATTGAGAATCTAGTATCAGTCAATCGTGAGATGCTATCAGTACTTAGTGTTAATTATATACTTACTGATAATGCACTTCCGTTGATGGATGACATACTAACGTTTGGTAACTATGGAGTACTTATTGGTGATAGTTCTGATCGTAGTGTATACATTAATCAGAACTTAGAAATCAATCAGGTACCTCCTTTACATACTGGTAGTCTTGATAAACAAGCGATGCAGCTTAGTGAATCAATCCTAACTTATCTTAGATCTCGTTATTATGAACTAACTCATCATAGGTGGTAGTATGAACAAGGCTCAGATAATATTACTTAAGTTGAATGAGAGTACTAGATCGTTTATACCTCTATTACGTGAGTTAGTGAATCAGGTTAAAGGTAGTAAAGTTACTCGTGCAATTCTGACTCAAGTTGCTACTTCTCAAGGTTACGAGGTAGATGATAATTTACTTAATGTAATGAAGATAGCAGGGTTCGAGGTAATATAATTCGATGAGATACTATACTTGTAAGTGTGGTAATTTACAATGTTTTGGTAGTGATCCACCGAGTCCATGTGTAGGTTGTGATAAGTGTAATACTAATTGTTATCGTGAGACTCCTAAGGATCATGAGTTACGATTGCAATATGATGAGAATACTGGTGAACCTAAGCATTACATATGTACTAGGTGTTACCATAGATTTCCATTAAGAGGTGATGAAATGAATAAATCTATTCAGTTGATGACTAAAGCATTTATGATCAATGAAAGTCAGGGTGAACCTACTGAGGATGATCACTCGCGTTATAAAGAAGCAGCTAAGAAGATGGTAGATGAAATTGAGAAGAGAAGTGGTAAAGCTCATCCTAATCGTCAGGAACTTGAGGATACATTCTATCAGAATATGTGTGCAATGAAGCGAGGAGATATCGGATCAGTAGGGAGCTAGTACTTATGACTAAAGCAGTCGATATCCTAAATAAGCTTGGAGTGATCATCTCAAATGAGTCAATCGGATTCTCAATAGGTGATCGAGTTAAGGTTGGTGAGAAGGTAGGTACCATCGTAGGTATCTTAAAATCTGAATTTATTCCTAAGGGACTTATTCCTACTACTCTTGTAAAATTTGATAATAAGCCTCCTAATTATCCCTCAAAGATTAAGTTCAAGAAACTTAACATTGAGATCTATGATACTCGATTTGGCTACAAAGTCAAAGACGATTATGATTATCTTGATGAGATACATCCTGACTCATTGGAGAAGTTGTAGTCAGCAGCATGGACGATTGTATCCATTTTATTAGTTCGAGACGAGGTACCTATGAATTAATATAATATAAGTGAGGATACAGCAAATGGATGTTAAATCGTCTGATGCACTAATGGTTATTGGATTTGGAGGATATACTGTATTATGGTACTTTGTTAGAAATTGGATTTCCGGAGTTAAGGAATCCATTGCATTAAATAAGACTCTTATCGATAAAGATATTACACGAGTTGAGAAGCTCGTTGAGGATAAATTTAGTGAGTCAAAGAAGTTAACCGAATCCAAGTTTGAGGAATGTAAGACTCGTTGTAAGGAGTACCGTGAAGCTGAACAGAGACAATTTGAGAAGCATGAGGATTTAAATAAAGAATCGATGAAGGATATTGATACTAAACTCGATAAGATCAAGGTAGTAGTTATTCGACATACACATGATGATGACGGTCGAGCAGTATCGACTGAATTATTATAACGAGGTTAGTATCATGACATTAGAAGCGAAGTACAAATTCAATTATTATGGAATACTAGTAATGGGATGGGGATTGTGGGTATTCTTTCTATATATCCTCGTAGCTACTTATATTCCAATTACAGTAATTGAATTCACGTCAGAACTTAAGGTTACTCAACCAGTGTATGAAGGAGATGAGCTAACTGCTGAGTTTAGTTATACCAAATACAGATGTTTGACTGCTAGAGTAACTCCTCAAATATCAAATGGTATAACTATTCTCTTACCAGTTCAGCATTCTAACATGCCAGTTGGTCCAGGTAAGATGGTAGGATCAATGCTATTACCAGATCGAGTACCAACAATGCATCCTAATGGTAAAGATCCACGATTGATTTTGACTCTTGAGTATGATCTCAATTTACCTTTTGTTCATCGTGACTTTGTTTATCAGATAGAAAGTAAACCATTCAAGATCCATTACAAAGAAGATAAAGTGAAGGATAACAAGTCATGAACTTTGCAAGTAAACTGCGACTTAAAGTTGATGAAGGATTTAGGAAAGGTTACCAGCTACAGTTAAATCAGCTAGCTGAGAAGGTAGCTAACAAATATGGTAAAGGTAAGAAATTAGAAATTGATAGCTTACTCCAGATAGTATCTAATGAGCATCCTCATTGGTATAAGGATGAGCTTGTAGATATAATGGAGTTATTGAAAGATAAGTACAATATAACTGTTGAAAGTGTTCAAGGTACTGTAGGATTTGAACCTACGATTCCTTGTATGAGTTATAATATTGCTACTCATACTTGTTCAAGTGGATGTGAACTTAGTGGTATTAGTAAAGGTGGTATCTGTCCATTCTATACTCAGTCCACTTGTTCATGTTACAATCCATCACAGAGTATAGGATCATGAATGATAGCAAGTAAGAGAATTAAACTTATAGCTTCTAATGTAATGCTACTGACTGGAATAGTTACCTCAGTATGTGGTGCCGTTGAAGCTATAATTAATTTATTTGCTAAGTTTAATCCATTACCTACTAAGTCATTACAGTACGTAACTCCTGATAAATCAATCCCTGAGACTACTCAATCTGCTATTGATACTATTACTAATTGCTTCTCGTTGACTCCTAATGTATCTACTGTACTTCTTATTATTGGATTAGTCATTGTAGCATTATCGATTTATTCCATTAAACGATTAAGGAGGCCTATTAATTCTACTTGAATTAATGAGGATAGTATTATGAAGATGAACCAAGCTAAGACATTGTATTATAAGTCGACTCACCTAATGCATCTTAATGAAGGTAAGATAACTCCTCGTATTGGAGTTAAGTTTAAGTTAGGAGCCGATGTTAAATCAGAAAGAAATCGTACTATTCCAGAAGATACAATGGTAGAAATAATTGAGATTCGTGGTAGTAAGATGAGACCTAATGATCAGATTCTGTATATTGAGAGTCCTGATGGAGAACGAGCTCTTGTTCATGTTAATAGTATTGCAGCAAGATATCTCAACTGAGTGAATATATAGTAGTAATGAGGATAGTGATGGAGTATAGTAATGGCTGAAGAACAAACAATTAAAACTCGAATTGCTATGACCGCAATAGTAGTAGGAAGTAACTTTCTATCTGATCCCGTACCTCCAGTAGGTAAGATCAAGTATTCAGTTGCTATGTCTTTGCTATCGATTGCATCTAATGTCGACCCTGATGAAGCTGATCGATTAATAAATATGGCTCGTAGAATCGGGTCTCCATAAGAGAGGAACTAATTATGAATAAATCACAGGCGTTACTTAAGAAGGCTAATGAGTCTATAAAATGTACGGAGTGTAAAGGTACTCAGACTAGTGAGTCAACATCTTTCAAAAGTACTAAGACTGCTATTGAAAAACTTAATCCTGATGGAGATCCTCAAACTAATCCATTTACTTTAGAGGAAGAGGATGAGATAATTAAGCATATGGGATCAGGACCCGTTAAATCTTTTGATTCTGAGGAAGGTCCTACAAGTTTAGAAAAGGTAAGATCAAAGTGGAAATTTAAAAAAGAGATATATAATCGTAGAGGGATAGGACTTTTACAGTTAGGATTTATTGATAATAAACCAGCATATCGATTTTTAGATATGGGATTTGAACAAATTGTAATAAGATCCTAGAAGGAGTTATTCTCATGAGTAAAGCTCTCGAGTTATTAAATAAAATAAATGAATCAACTATTGAAATTAGATTTAAATCAACCATTGATGTTGGAGAAGAGTTTGGTAAAAGATACTTTACATTCACAATTGATGATTTAGTCAAATCACTTATTATGCTTGTTAAAAAAGAAACTAATGAAATTGTAACTCCTATGGATATCAATATTGATTCATGGAGAGATGCACTAACAAGACCAGATACCCCAATTGATATTAGATTGAGAAGGTAGGACTTTAAAATGGATATACTTACTCAGGTCAATGAAGATATAACTGTATCATGGAAAAGTGGACAGTCACGACTTGAGCAGTACTTCGCAGTGATGCGTAAGCTCCAACCTAAGCTTGGTCAATATATTGAAGAATCTGAACCTAGTCCTGGTTATTATGCAGAGTGGTTTCAGAACTTTGTACTTCTAATTAAAGAACTTGGATCAGGAACTGGTAAGATAACTCATTTTACTTGGCTTGATACTCCAATTGAGTATCCTTATATGATTCGATCGATGCCTCTTAATAATTTTGATATATTAGGTCATGGAAAGACGTATAAGATGCAGCGAGTAGGTAGTGATATTAAATCAATTAGAGATATAATGATGACTCCTACTAAGCCAATACTGAGTGAGTTATCTCAGGCTCGTAGTTCTAAAGGTGGTACTCTAAGTGCTAAGAAGAAGATGCTTATTCGTAAAGCTAAAGAGATCGATAAGCGTGGAGCACCATTACCTCAGCGAGAGATCATAACTAAAGATTCTGATATTGATGCTGAGGGTGACTATAAGCAACAGTTCTTATTGAAGCTCAAGCCTGGTGATGTATTTACTCATCCTCATTATGATGGTCATCCACAGCGAGGACTACTCAAACTTCAAGTACTCAAATATCCTGAGCTTGATAATGAGGGAGAAGTTCATGGATTACTTGTGAGAGCCATTGAGGTACAACAACCTAGTAGACCTCGTAGAGAATATGTAGGTGATGAGAAGAAGGGTACTGAAAGATTGATCAATAAAGATTATGGAACAGATATTGATCAAGGTGAAGTTTATTTTTATGGAGAGAGCTTTAAGTCAATGAATAGATCAGAGCATTTAATAGCAATGATGGAGTCACTTTGGAGTGGTAAGGTTAAATCTAAGTGGCATCCTCCTGAAGGGTTATTTGCTAGTTGTGATAGTGAAAAGATTGCGAATGAAGTAGCTCGAGGTCATACAGATTTAAGATCAGCAGTAGGATCTATTGAATTTTATAAGAATCGTGCAGGTAAAAATTTAAGTAAGAAATGTATTGATGCGTTGGACAAGGCTGTTGAGCTACTTCATTCAAAATATAAATAATTAATCGAGAGGTCACCATGAGCGATATCGATAAAGATAAATCATCCAATCCTGATAACTCGAACTTACCAGATCGAGCTCCTACTGGATTAGAAAAGTATGTAGGCGATTTAGTAGATGCTGGACGGTTCGATAAAGATAAATTGAAGTATGTTAAAGGTGAGAAGGCTGGACTTCAGTTAATGTTTTTATCATTAGCCTCCTCAATGGTTAGACAGACTTTTGATATGCATGAGTCATTAGACTTCTTGCAGAAAGAACTGTTTAATCCAGAAGTACTTGCTAAACTTCCTCCTGCTCAGAAGTTTGCTTACTACAGAATTGCAGCTCAGACATTTAGAGATAACATTGACTTTCTCAAGTTTGTATTATCTGAAACCGACTGGCAGTCACTTGAAGGTATGTTACTTCAACTTGAGACTGCTGAGAAGGTACAAGAAACTGTATCAACTGCATCAGTAGAGCAATTAGTTGAGCTTATTGTCCAGAAAGTTAAATCGACTACTGAGACTACGAGGAAGACTACTGAGGAGACTACAAAGGTTACCCTTGCTACTAGTCATAAGGATTTAGAACCTCCTAAAGGTAAGGTAATTGATGTTACTCCTAAGAAATCGAATGATAACGTTATTGAGTAATTAAATCGATATAATAAATTTCCGATTATGAGATAAGGAGGTAGTACATTATGAGTAAGGTATTTAGGACTACTAGTGGTAACGTTGAGATTATCAACGGGGTAGCTGGAAAGGCATTTGTTATTCCTGATGAAGGTTATCCTGATTATCCCCAGGTTCTTGAGACACTCCAGGCATTAGAGACTGCACGAGTTCTTTATCAGGAATACGTTAATGATCTTCCTATTGCACTTGGTGAGTCTATTGGTGCAGGGATGAAGCTCATCAAATTGAGTGGAGGTAAGGCGATTGTTGAGACTGCACCTTCTGCTAATGTTATTGGTGTATTGGTAGATGGAGGAGCGGTTGATCATGTATCCAAGTATGTTGCTGCCGGGAGGGTCCCATGTATTTGTAGTGACGTAGATATTGCAATCAATAAGTCAGTTGTCGCTGCACCTGAGGGAAAGATTGCTGAATTCCAGGCTGCGGCAGTACCTTTAATGAGTTCGGTTGCTGGATCAGCTACTGATGATTTTGACAATTCTATTTGGGCTACTGCAGGTGAAGTTGGTTATCTCGCTACATCAGTTGATGCTGCAGCTGCAAGAGGAGCAGTTATCACTTTGTTCTATGCTACTTCAGCTGGAGTATTCACTCGTGAGAATGTAGCACTCGATAGTACTAATTCTGCAACTTCAGTTGTTACTACTGGTTTGATTAAGAAACTTCTTGGAGTTATTATTCCTGCAGGAGTCAATACTGTTAACCTTACAATTAAGGATGCAGCTGGTAATACTTGTAAGTCTTTCACTACTCCTACTGCAGGAGTTTATGGACTTGTTGCTTGTGATGATGCTATTACTGGACTTGGTCAGAGAGTTAAACTGACTGCAGGTGGAGCAGTTACTGGATCAGTTGCGATTCTTGGTACTAAAGGTGATAAGCAGGTTATTAATATTTTGAGTGCAGCTCCATCTACCGATGTTATTACAACTGACGTAGCTCATGGACTTGCGATCAATGATCTTATCTCAATTACGGTTCTTACTGGATTGACTGGTATTACTACTGGTAACTATTATGTCAAGTCAGTTCCTACCACTAAGACCTTTACTATTGCTGCTACTCCTGGAGGTGCAGCGGTTAATATCACTGCAACTGGTACTGGTACATTCTTTCAGACATTTGGTACTCCTGAGATTGTTACTCTTGCTGCAGCTACTACTGGTTACTCGCTTGAGTCTTGGGAAACTGTTTATGGATTGTTTATTGGGGATGATGGTAATGCTACTGAGACCTGGTCGGTCCAGGTTGATGGTAATACCGTTGACCAGATTGTAGGTAGGACTCTTGAGGCTGCTAGTGCATTGAAAGGTGCATTGATCCTTGTTGGTATTAATGTCAATAGTCTTACTGTTCAGATGAGTGGTAAAGATATCAAAGGTGGAGCTAACACTAATCATGAGAATACTGATAGTGCATCTGAAGCTACTAATGGTCATGCAGTTGCTGCATTAGCTACGGTTGCTACTACTTGGGCTCATGGAGCTCTGACTAATCCGGATCAGGCACGCAATGTTTGTATTAGTATTCAGAATGATTCTGGTGGACCTCTCAATCTTTATGAAGGAGTTATGACCTTCACGATTACTGGTACATTCAAGGGTGCAGTTCAGACTGAGACTATTACTTTCACTTCTACAGCAGGTAATAAAGCAGTAGCTAATGCTAATTGGAGAGATAAGTATGGACTGAAACCGTTTGATACTGTTACGAATATCACTCTTGATCATGTTCCTGATGATGGACTTAAGATCAGTGCAGGCCTTGGTACCAAGATGGCACTGTATAATTCTGTTATGACTGAGGCTGATGTATTTAAGATTACAGTGAATGCAGCTGATCGTGCAGTTTCTGGTAATGTTGATATTACTAACTATACGGTCAATATTGGTGCTATTTCTGACAATGCTGATTTTAGTATTGTCCATCGAGCTTACTTGAATTAAGGTAATGGATTATGAGGATATGCTATGCGTCATATATTACATATTGTGTATGTATGCATGGCATGTCCTCACTTCAATAAAGATACTAATAGTTGTAAACTATTCAATAGGGTAGTTGATCCTAATTCGATAGATAAAGAATGTAAACTACCAAGAAAGTAAGGAGATAATAAAATGAGTAGAGCTGCTAATTTACTTAAGAGAATTAATGAATCCCTCGGCGATGCAGAAGTTGCAGATACTCCTTCTGATCAGATCAAGGTTCCTGATGTATTAGATACTGATAATTTGGCAGTTGGTGATGTTAAGCCTCCTGAGAATAGAGAGCAGGTTCAGGATCCAGTCAAGTATGCTAATCTTGCTAATCTTCCTGATGATGATCAGGAGAAGCGTCGGATTCTTGATATGGTATTTGGTGAGCAGGGTAAAGATTATAATATCATTCCTCCTGATCAGATGCCTACTGGTGCTAAGATTGATACTCCTCAGTCAGAGTGTGTAACTGTTCAGTATTCTAAGAAGTTTGATAAGCATAAACTTCCTAAGAAGGTTAAGGTATTAGCTGAAACTTAAATGAGTTATAGTATGTCAGTGTTAAGGAGAAGTAATGACTGCTCCTAATTATTCGATAAGTCATGCTAGTACTGATGATGATCTAATAGGTAAAGTTCGAGATAGTAGGGATACAGTAGGTCCTGAAACTCCTCAGGACGAAGAGATCATTGTACGTACTCAACTTGACTCACTTGCTGATGAGTTATTGACTGCTTATCCAGGAGGTGAACTATTTCCAGCAATTTCTAAGTTACTAGGTTATAATCAAGTACCTCCCTCGGTTGAGGAATTTATTGATGATGACAAGTATCTTGGTAGATTGCTTAGGGATATTAAGACTGGTAATTCTGCAGTCTATGAAGTATGGAGACAGGCATTAAGACACATTTATCCTAATCCATTCTACAGTCCTTACATTGAAGTAGTAGCTACTGGAGCAATTGGAACTGGTAAGAGTACCTTTAGTAAGATTGGGATGTGTTATGATCTACTGAAGTTATGTATGATTGATAATCCTCAAGCTAGATTTGATCTGTTTCAAACTACAATTATTGAGTATGCTATTATCTCAATATTTAAGACTACTGCTGAGGATGTACTCTTTAATGAAGTCTATGAGTGGTTCCAGTTAAGTCCAGTATTTCGTAACTTCTTAGGTCAGTCTAATGGTAAAACTCTATTCCCTAATGGAATAGATATAACTATTGGATCGAGAAGTAAACATATCTTAGGACGAGCTATTTTTGGTACTGTTCTAAGTGAAGCTAATTTCCAAAGTAAAGCTTCTGATCAAGCTTATAACAATTATACAAATGCTAAGCGTAGGATGTACTCTCGATTTATGCAGAAGGGAGGAAGACTACCTGGTCATTTGTGGTTAGACTCCTCACATAGTGATGAGACTGACTGGCTCGATGATTATCTTCCAGTATTACTGGCTGATCCTAAAGTATCCATATTTGATTATTCTTTATGGGAGGTAAAGCCTTGGAAGTTTAGTAGTAAGACATTTGATGTATTTGTAGGTGATGGTAGTAGAGATCCAGTTATACTTACTGATCCTACAGGTAGAGAAATTCATAGTGCTAAGGAGTTTGATCCTGAGAAAATCCTTAGAGTTCCTATTGATGTTTATGATGAATTTGTTAAAGATATATTCAACTCACTTAGGGACTTAGCAGGACGATCCACTATATCAGGACGTAGATTCATTCCATCAGTTAGTCATATCAACAAAGTTATGAGACTCAAGAACTGGTTTGATCGTGAGGTCATCCTTCTTGATCTGGTGGACCGTGATGATAGACTGATTAACTATATCAACATGGAGCGATTAGTTAATCGTCTTCATTTTACTACTCCTCGATTTATTCATTATGACTTAGCTTTAAATGGTGATAGAGCTGGAATTGCAATAGGTCATATTGGAGGATTTCTTAAGGTTCAGTCGATGAATTTTGCGACTGGATTATTAACAGTGACTAATCAACCTTGGTATATCGTTGATTGTGTAATAGCTATTGAAGCTAAATCAGGTCAAGAAATACCACTCTATAAACTTCGTGACTTTGCGATGGATTTAGCTAAGTCAGGAGTACCTATGGGTGGAGCCAGTGCTGATGGATGGCAGTCAGCTCAATTGAAACAAGAGTTGATAGTATTTGGTATTCCTGCAGTGATTATATCTTGTGATAGAGATATGGGACCTTATACTGAGACTAAGGAATCTATTTATCAAGATAGAATTTTATTACCTATTCACGAGATACTCCGTAAAGAGTTTAAGGAGTTAGTAAGAGAAGGTAATAAAGTTGATCATCCACAAAATGGATCAAAAGACGTAAGTGATGGAGTAGCAGGTTGTGTTCAGAATATGAAGAATAATTCTGATCGCTATTCTATGCTACTTCAATTAGAAGATATGGGTAAGATGAATAAACCTGGACAAGAATACATTGTTGAGTGAGGTAGTATGATACCAATTAATGAATCAGAAATTACATCAGTTTATTACTTGGAGGATAGTGCAACATTAGTAGTATCCTCAATTGATTCAAATGGTAATCATATTACTTATACTTATCGTGACATACCATTAGTTCGTTATCGTCAAGTTAATAGTTTATTTAATTTAAGTAAGAAATCTACTGGTAGTAAACGAGATGCATTGTATGGTAAGATTTGGCAGGTCGTAAAACCTTATCGTACTGAGAAGCAGGTTTATCCTAAGTCTAAATCGATAATTGATAAAATCAATCAGAGGTAATAATAGTGGGAAAATGGACTGAGAAAGCTCGACAATTACTTGGGTATATTTATCATCCTGAGATCAAGCAGTTTCCTGGATCTATGGGGGAAGATGTAGAAATACCTGTAGGTGATGAGGAAAAAGTAGTTAAGTTAGAGCTTGTGAAGCCTGGTGATAAAGGATTACCTGCAGCTGCTTATCCTTCTTATGGAGAGCTAATTGCTACTACGATATTTAATACTGTTAACTCTAAGGAGGATCGACTTAAGCTTGCTAAGAGTATAGAGAATAATGAATATGTTAAACCAATGATTAGGACGGTAGCCAATGATATAATGAAACGTGGTTATAATCCTGATGACTTTGGATACTTCTTCAAGGTAGAACTTCAAGCTCCTGAGGGAAGTGAAATTGATCTTGATAGTGATTATGGCAAGGATTGTCGTAACTTCGTTGAGTCATTAAGGCTCTATGAGTATCTCTGTGATATGGCTCCTTATATATTATTAAGAGGAGAACGCATTGTAGAGATTGATCATGCAAATCAAGAAATTGATGAGCTGGATGATCAAGGCCATCGAGTCACTTTATATAAAAGAGGTTCATATGTTGCTTGTGGATTAATTAGAAGTAGTAATTCTCGAGCTGTTACATATAGCCCTACTAAGCATGTACCTCTACGTTGTCAAGTTTATACTTATGTATCTGATTTTAAGGATGTACGACTCGCTGATGGATCTAAGGTTTATGCAAAAGTAGGTGAACCTTTATTGTCAGAAGGTACTATTGAGAAGATTAATACATTGAAACTTCTTGAGTCTCTTATACCTTTAACTCAAATTGTTAATATTGATAAGAAGCTTTATTTCTATTTTAGAGTAGCTCCTGGAACTGATGTTAAGGAAGGATTCAATTTAGCTCGTAACTATGAGAACCTTCTTGGTAATATCCTCAAGACTGAGATTCCTAGTAGTGTAGAGGACTTAGTTGAGAAGGTAGCACGAGTTAAAGTTATTCCATTATTTGGTGAGCAGAAGGATCTTGAGTATAAAGAACTTACTAAACCTGATAATATCGATACTAGTTATCTTAATGATCTCCGACGGATTATTGCTGCAGGTGCAGGGAGCGTTCCGCCTCAGACATTAGGTATCACTGATGGAGATCAGAAACCTTCTCAGATCTATCTTCAGATGATTAAGACATTCAGAGAAGGATTAGCTGAGTGTGTTAGATGGATTGTTTATTCTTACTTATCTGAAAGAGATATTACAGTAGCTCTTGATAGAATCAAAGTGAAGACTCCTAAGGTACCTGGAGCAGAAGAACTTGAAGTAGTTGACTTTATGAGTATGTTTGCTGATCAGGTATCTTCTGTTAATAGAGTTATTGATGATGGTACAAGGATTCTATCTGATGCAGCTACTCGCGGAGGAGTTGACTTAACTAAATACGTTGATTATCTGAATAGTAAAGTTCGTCAAGTTACAGGTAAAGATGTATTTGTAGTTCCTCCTCCTAAAACTCCTGAGGAATAGTTATGAGTAGAACTGAGAAGATGATTATCATGCTTGGTAAGTACTTAGCTAAGCAAGGTAAATTAAGTTATATTGACTGGGATAATACAAGAGAGTATAAAGATAAGTTATTTGTTTTTAATAAAGATAAACAACTTTATATAAATCTTGATTGACCTGAGTTACTAGAGCTACTAGTTAGTAGCTGATACTATTATATTGGCATTATTGGTTAGGAGGTATTTACAGTGAGTGAAAATGAAGAATTAGTTACTATACCTCAAGTTGGTGATTATCCTGAGACATTTGAGTCTCCTCTAAGTACAGCACTATTTTCTTATGAGTCATATATCAATCCTAATTTAGCAATTCTGCAGAAGAATGAAGCATTAGATATTCTTAGTTCTCCATCCTACTTTAAGAAGGCAGCGGATAATCCTGTATTAGGTAGATTACAAGGTACTTACTTTGTACCTAATGAGTCATCAAGAAACAAGCGATTCTATCCTCTTGAGTTATGGCAGAATCAGTTAGCTAATGAGGATACTAATCGTAGGATTAAAGCAGGGATGTTAGGGATGTTTGAACATCCTAAATCAACAGACTACTATACAAAGGAGGGACTAATTACTGGAGCACATCCAATTTATGTAGGACTAGTAACTAATAGTTTACGATTGGAATCAGTTGATGACAAGGTTTATGGTATTGGAACTGGATATGTTGTAGATACTCCAGTAGGTAGGATTCTTGATGTATTACTTAGATCGAGAAATGAGAATAATCAACCCATTGTTAATTTGTACATGTCATCGAGGTCATGGGGTAAGTACACTGGTAAAGACACATTTGGTAATAGTATAATGCATCCTCGATTATACTACTTAGCTACTTTCGATGTAGTTACTAGTCCAGGATTCTTACAAGCCAGTCCTCAGTATGTTCAATTCAAGGAGTCAGTAGACTCACGTAGTTGTGTATTACCTCCTAATCAAGCCAATGAAGCAGGTGATATTGTATCTGAGATTGTTGGTGATTTATTGAGAATTTGTGAAGGATCTAGTTGTAGAGTTTACAAATTCAGTAAGGTATTGGAGGGATACAATCCTAAGTCAAAACTTTTATCATCCTTACTCGATAAGTAAATAGTAAGGATATCTCGATATTATACTTATCAAAACTCATATCTCGATTATATCTCGAATTGATTGTTAATTTCTAAGAACAAGGTTAGTACTACTTGAAAAATCACTTTATTACATAATGGAGGTTTTAGATATGGAACTGAAAGAATTGGAAGCGGCAGTTGAGAGTATGACTAGGGAGAAGCTAGCTCTTGAGTCTATGGTCAAAGATCTTGACGCAAGATGTAAAGCTTATGAGGATCTGGGTTCTCCTGAGCAGATCATCGCAGTCTTTGATAAAATGGAAGCATTCATGACGAGGATGGAAGAACTTGGATCCATCGATCAGATTCGTGAAGCACTTGAGAGTGCTGACAAAGCAATTGATGCTTATCAGGTTCTTGGTAAGCCTGAAGACATCAAGAAGGAGTTGGACGAACATCGTGAGTCTCTGGATAAATCTGAAGCTGAGAAACTCAGTAAAGAGTTCCGTCTCTCGGTTGATACAATCAGAGATATGAAGAAGAACTATGAGTCTTATGATGCAGTCCGTGATCAGCTTGGTAAACTCATGACTGGTAAAGCTCCGAAGGCTCCTGAGTCTCAGGATAAGGAGTCTAAGGCTCAGAAAGTCACGACTCGACTTGGGAAACTTGCTCAGGGTATGTAGTACCACTCATCCTCAATTATTCAACTAAACTTAATACTATACTATGGAGGTTTTAGATATGGAACAGGTCATCGATAAAGAAAAGAAGGTCCATTATGATGCCGAGCGGTACATGAATATGTATCCTGAAGCTATGGAGTCTTGTGCAGAGGAGATCAATTCTCGTTATAAAGATGCTCAGGGTAATTCAAAGTTGCAGTGGACTGATCATGATGCAGTTGCTCTTGGTAAGTATATGCAGACTTATGAAGAGTATCTTCCGATGTTTGAGGCTGACTCTACTTCGAGGGATAATCTTGGTGAAATCCTCAAGGTTGGTCTTGATCTGGTTGCATTGCAGTATGCTACGCTTCCAATTCAGTTCATCGCATCTGTTCAGCCGATGAGTGAAGAGGCTGGTGTTGTTTACTATCGTAGAGCTCTTGCTACGACGACTCGTGGTGGGGTCACTGCAGGTAACGAACTGATCAGTATTACAGGTGCAGCTAATCAGTATCTCTCTAACTATATGTCTGAGGAAGTTACTGATGAAACTACGACTATTGCTGCAGGTCCGTCTGTTGGTCCTTATAATTACGTGCTGAGTCATCCGGTTCGTAAACGCACTATCAGTATTAATATTGGTGGTGGTAAGATTAAAGGTGTGGATGATGGCGAAGGTCACATTCTGGGTGCAGGTATTCTTCCTGATGACTCCACGATTGATTATGATACGGGTGCATTAGCTCTGAAGTTTGCATCACTTGCTGGTCATGGAGTTGTTGAGGGTGATACTATTACTGTTATCTATTCTCAGAATCTTCCGATGGCTACTGCAGTTCCTGGCTTCAAGTATGATCTGGTTGGTCGTACGATTGATGTTAGGTACTATCTGCTCCAGGCTTCTTATACTACACTGGCTAACTTTGTGGTTAAGAAGAGATTTGGTAAGTCCCTGAGTGATGATATCGCTCGTGATACTGTTGCTCAGATTAATGGTGCGGTTCTTCTTGAGGCTATTAAGAAGCTCCGTGTTGCAGCGATCAAGAATGAGGCTACCTTTTCCTACACTGCACCGTCTTGGAGTAAGACTCCTGCAGCTGGTGTCAGTGATATCGATCATCGTCGGACGTTCCCGGATCTGCTTGAGCTCGTTGCTAATCAGATTGAGACCATGTCTGGTCGGTCGGTTATTAGCTTCATGATTATTGGTCAGACCGGACGTCAGATTCTGAGCTCGCTCGGATTGACTGGTGATCGTAAGCAGGTTCCTGGACCTTATCTCTATGGTTATTTTGAAGGGATTCCTGTGTTCTATGCTCCGGCAACAGTTATTCCTGCCAATGAGATTATCTTTGGTTATCGTGGACTTATGTGGTATGAGTCTCCGATGGTTTATGGTCCGTTCCTTCCTACTACTTTGGTCAAGTCTGTTGGTAATCCTAATGCATTCACCGAGACGTTCGGTGTTGCTCACGGTGCAGGTCTTGAGTCAGTAGTGAATGAATTCTGCTGTAGGGGACGTATTGTCTAACTAAGTTAACTGATCGGTAAATTGAAGTATTAGTTGAGGTGAGTGAGGATTATTACTGAGCTTCACTCACCTCAATATTAAATTCGATTAGAATAACTTAGGAGGTTATGACAATGCCCAAATTCAAAGTAGGAATACATGAATTCGATAGTGAGGAAGATTATAACAATTGGAAGAAGAATAATGATGAAGAGTATCTTCGTGCAATAGGAGTACTGACAACTCCTACACTCATCAAGAAATCTATTATTCCTCCAGTTGCTACGGATGAAGAAGTAGATCAGATAGTGGATGAAGCTATTAAGTCTACTGAAAATACTAGTGATGATACTCCTACTGATGAATCTATTAGTACTGAATCTCAGGATAATTTAGATACTGATAAAGAAGAGAATACTAAGATTGATGATTCTCAGGAGGATACATCTAAGAAGTATTCAGAAGTTGAGTTATGGGAAATGACTAAAGCTCAATTAAGTTCAATACTTGATGAGATGGAAAAACCTTCTAAGGGTAATAAAGAACAATTAATTAAACTTATCCTTGAGGGTTAATCCATGAGTATGACCACTGCTCAACTTAAAACACATATATATACTGTACAACCTATTGATTCGTCAGAATTAACGGATAATATAATGACTGAGATAATCTCTAAAGGATTATCAACTATCAATAAGTATTACCCATTCAAGAAATTAGTTCTGGTGAGTGCTGGTACCTATACCTATGAAGTCGGTCAGAAATTGCTGAATGCTTACTTAACTTATGATAACGAAGTCCCCGATTATAGTAAGCCAGCAAAGGTGGTTGAATTAGGATTAGATACTGGTGTAATTATAGGTGTGCAGGTTTATGAGCCATGTTTCTTAGTATTAGCATGTGAGTTGACGGCCGATGGGGACACTATTAATATTTCAGGTAATTGGGAGTTACAATTCAAAACTGCAGCTGAGATACTAGCTAAGCAGTATGTAGCAAATACTCGTCGTATTGTTGGAATGAGTGGTACTCCTTTTGATCTCAAAGGTGATCAGTTCTTCACTGAGGCTAAAGAGGAGTGGGATAGTTTTGTGACTAAACTTCAAGGATTGGAATCTGGATTCTAATTACGCGTACGCGCGTTATTAGTTACGGAGTAACTAATGTCATTAGTACCTACTACAGAATCTCTAGTTAAAACCTTACTGAAGAATCAGCTTCCAGTTCTTATTAATCTATTAGGAATAGCTGTACTCGTCCATCGTCATACTAACGATGTATATGATAAAATCTATGGACCATTCGCTCAAGCTAGTGAGATTGATGCTGATAAAGAATTTAACTCTGATATAATATTCACTGATCTTGATTTCTCAGTAGTTGATAGTGATTCTGCAGCAGTATTATCTATTCAACAGATTTATGCATTGGAACCTGCTAGTCTAACTAGTACTAGAATTACATTTACTGCTGATACTAAGAAACTATCAATTGCAACTGGATCGTCCTTTTCAACATTGCAATTAAGAGCAAATGAGAAGTTTAAGATAACAGGATCTCACTCAAATAATAAAGATTTTACTGTTACTAGTATTACTGATACTGATATTATTGTTAATGAGACAGTAGTATCAGAATCAGCAGGATCATCCGTAACTCTTGAAGTCTATCGTATTGGAGTTGGTGATACTTTCAATGTTACTAGAACTGACTCTAAATATAGAAAGTTTAAAGTTACTGGGATTGAATCAATTGGGATTACTAAAGAAGTGGTATCTCGATATGTTGTATCTGCAATAGGAGATTAAATGAGTACAGTTTTAACAACTTCCGTTCTTGTAATGGAGAAGGTCATTGATGCATTTAAGTTAGTATTAGGAGTTGATTTATCCACTCTTGATCCTAGTTTATCTTATGACTCTTCCTTCAAATTAATAAGAGATCAGAAGAAACTGGAAAATCATAGTGGTCATCAAGATACTCCATTTGTCTCTTATAATAGATCAATTCTTAAGAAAAGTGCACAATTAGGTAACCGAGGTAGAATCACTGCAATATCAAAGAATACTACTACTCCTTCTAATCCAGTAGGTACTCCAGTTGAAGGTATCTATGCACAATTTGATCTTAAGTATTTATATATTACTAAGGATTTAAGAAACTGTGAGAATTTTGAGATTTTATCTCTATTAAATAAATTTCCAACTGAAGTAACTGTTAATTATGGAGGGATTTTTGGATCATTCGATTATCAGATTTATTGGAATGATCCTGATGATTTAACTTTTACGTTAGAAAATACTTACTATAAAGGTATTACAGGATCAGCTACCATTAATGGTTATTACTTATTACTTGATGAGTCTAAAGTTGGATCCTTGCCTCTTATTCTTGAAGTTAATAGATCACTTGGGATTTACCAACCTTCGATTGTTCAAGGTAAAGATATATCCTTCGAGGGTAAGGTTATAACTAAAGAGTCGGGAGGATTCAAGAATGCTCAATATTTAATAGGTCATCAAATTAGTATTACTGGATCTCTTCATAATAATTGTACTCGAATAATTGAGAGAGTGTTAGATAATATGATTATAGTAACCGAATCGTTAACCACTGAATCAGCAGGGTCGATGGTTATTATATCAATTATTAATATGAATTCTCCTGTGAATTAATAAATTAACTTTCTATAAAGAATAAGGAGGTATTAGATATGGCTAAAAAAGCAGATCAAGAATTTGATATTGAATCGACTCAAGTAGGAATTCAAGAGTCAACTGTTACTCCTATTATGGGATATCTTCTGAGCCGACTTAATTATCAGACAGGTGTCACAATCGATGGCGATGGAGTATCAATTCCAGCAAAAGGTGTAGCACCAGATATCGATAAGAATAAGATTCAGGGCAAGCTTCCTGAGGGAATCATTTTTGTACCTTATGATCGATGAAACGAGAATTCGAATTGATTATAAACTATGCGATTAATTTAAGGAGGTATTAGATATGGGTGCTCCTAATGTAACTGTTAGAGAGATTGACCTTAGCACGAGGGTTCCATCATTCCCTGGTGTCTATGGAGCATTGGTAGTCGAGGCTAAGAGAGGTCCATTGGAACCTACTCTTGTAACATCCGATAAGGAGTTCTTGAAAAAGTTTACTCCTAATGAACTCATTGATATTGGGTATTCGGATGCTCATTGGTCAGCTTTAGCTTTCTTGCAGGGAAGTGATAAGCTTTGGGTAAACCGAGCTCATAATGCAGCATTGTATGGAGGAGTTGCAATGCAGAAGGCATCGTCTGCTACTGCTAATGCTGCATGGAGTGCTGGGGTGGCTGATCCAACTGTTCATTCATTTGGACCCGATGAAGGATTTACTATTTATGGAGATAGTCCTGGTGCATGGAGTGATGCAATTGGTATCAAGGTATGGAATTATCATACAACTGAGAATCTAAATGCTGCAGCATTTAACATTGATACTAATATTTTAACTACTACTCAAGACTGGGGTACAGGAGTTGATGTTATCTTCCGTCCTATTAGTAATGGGACCTTACCGTCAAGTCTTGCATTAAATACAGTTTATTATTGTATTCGTGCGAGTGCTACAACTGTCAAGTTAGCTAGTAGTTTAGCTAATGCAATTGCTGGTACTTCCTTAACTTTTGGTACTGCTGGTACTGGTATTGTTCAGATGCAGCCTGCAGTTGAACATTGTAAGGAACCTCCTCAAACGATTGATGCAGCTACTGCTTATGCATTCCAAGTTGAAGTATATAAGAACAACTCATTGGTAGAAACTTGGACTTGCTCTAAGAATTCTAAGTTTATGGATGGTTATGGCAACAATATTTATGTTGATAATATACTTTTGAGATCTGAGTATATTAGAGGACTTGCTAACGCATTAGTATCTGAGGGTCGTCCTAAGGATCAGCCTCAAATTCTTTTGTTTGATGGAGGGTCCGATGGATCAGCAGTTGCTGATTCTAATCGTATTAGTGCACTTAATGCAATGTTAAATACAGATGCTTATCCTATTACAATTGTAATGGATGGTAATGCTAATACTTCTCCATATGCTTACCAAAAAGAAATTGCTACATTCTGTTTAACTCGTAAGGACTGCTTTGGTATTCTTGGTACTCCTACTTCCTTAGAGCTTGGTGCTTCCTATATGAATGATCTTATTAGTTATAGGAAGATTGATCTTAACTTAGGTACATCTACAGATGGATCTGACCGAGTTGCTCTTTACTCTCCAAGTCCATACATCTATGACAAGTTTATGGATCGGTATATTTACGTAGGAGCCGATGGTTATGCAGGAGCAGTTATTAGTAAGACTGCAGCAAATTATGAACTTTGGTATCCTCCTGCAGGATTTAGACGAGGAGGTCTCGCTAATGTGTTAGGAGTTAGTCGTAAGTTTACATATGGCGAAATGGATCTTTTATATGATGCAGGAATCAATCCTATCCGATTTGCTCCTGGTCGTGGTATTCTATTCTGGGGTCAGAAAACCTTGTTAGCTCGTCCATCTGCATTAGATAGGATCAATGTTAGACTACTCCTTATTGTAATTGAGCCTGCTATTAGGTTTGCTCTTGAAGATTTTGTATTTGAATTTAACGATGCACCTACTCGGGCTTTAGTTCGTTCTATGATTATTAGTTATATGGACGATATCAAAGCTCGTAAGGGTGTCCTTGATTACTTGGTTGTCTGCGATAGTACTAACAATACTTCTGCAGATATTGACAATCACAAGTTGAATGTTAACTTGTTTATTAAGCCTATGCTCTCTGTTGAATACATTACCTTTACGGTAGTTATTACTCGTACAGGTATGGATTTCAAAGAAGCTGCAGCAGCTATTGGAAAGTAGGAGGTGAGATATCATGAGTAGACCATCTATTGAACAGTTAAGAGGATTGGGAGACTTTCAGAACCTCTTTAACTGGAACCTTTATGTAGATTCTTTTCCTGCAGCAGTTGATGCTGAAGTAGGATCAGAGGGACTCAACCTTCGTTGCGTATCATCTGAGGTTCCTAAGAGACCTGGAACATCCCAGGAAATTATTATTCGAGGCCATTCGATTTATCAACCTGGTATTTATAAACCTAATGGGACGATTACTCTCACAATGCTTGAAACGGTTGATAATGCTATTAAGAATCTACTTAAATCTTGGCAGGAGGCATGCTGGGAACCTGGTACTGGAGTCCAGCAGCCTAAAGCTGACGTAGAAGCAGTTGTACGATTAGTTCAGCTTAATCGTCAGGATGAAGAGGTTTGGCAATATCGTATGATTGGGTGCTATCTCCAAGATTGTGATTTCACTGGTGGTACTTTGAGTGAGACTGGAGCAGATGTATCCAAGCCTACCTTGATTTTGCAGTTTGACGATTTTACGCAGGAAGCATTAGCGTAGTAAGGATAGTCATGGCGTTTCTTGATAGCATTGAACAAATTAGAGCAATTGAATGGGGTAGCTCACACCTTTGGGATGTTAAATTTCCTACTATTAATAAGTATGAAGGTGCTCCTAGTCCATTTGATGAATGGTTTCCTGCGACTGAAGTGAAGGAAAATAGAGCTACGCTTCAGTCACTTGATTTTCAGGGAGTACTTAGTACGTACAAAGTACCTCAAGGAAGTACTTTAGCTGACATAGAACTTGTATTCCTTGATGATGTTGATGAAACGTTAATTGATTGGATTGAGGATTGGATTAATATTGGAATTTTGCATGATGGTAAGTATATTGCAACAATTGCAGAAGCTGTTAAACCTTTGATGATTGCTAAATTAGATCGTCAGAGAGAAATAATTAAGATTGATTTGTATCTTGTCTATCCAGAAATTGCCTTATACTTTCAAGGTGATTCTCAAGCAGGTAATCATCAATATTCCGTACCGTTTATAGTAGCAGGAAAATATACAGGTAACATAGAAGATATAATTTTACCTACGTTATCTCTATAATTCAATTTTATCATTGGAGGATAATTTGATGGAACTCGAAAATATAATTGGTAATGATCTTAATTCTCCTGAGATCATAGTAATAAATCCACCTTCCAAAATGAAGGCTTATCCAGCAGGATCTTCAATAAGATATAAACCTTATAAGTTTGGAGAGATCCTAAAAACTAGTCAGTCTAAATTTGATAAATCAGGATGGGTTAAGTCAATTCTTGAAGGAGTAACTGTTGAGGGATTTGATAAGTTAGATATGACTTATCAAGATTTATTATTTATCGGTTTGCTTCGTAGGATGAGTACTTTTAATACTGATTCGTTCAGTTTATCATATACTTGTCCAGAATGCAATGCTAAAGTTAGGGTTGTAAAGAAACTGCAGGATTTAGAATTTTATGACATAGAAGCTGAAGCTCTTCCTATAATAGTTGAGTATAATGAGTCTATCAATCTTATTTGTATGCCTCTTACTGTTCGTAGATGGATTGAGCTTAATGAAATTGATAAAATTGATGATAGAGTAGCAGTATTTGCAATGCTAGTCACTAATTATCCATTTGAGGAGGCCTATAAATTAGTTGATGATGCTAAAGATCCTGATTTAGTTGATGCATTATCGGATGTTGATATTTTATTAGGTCATGGAGTCAATCCAGTAAATTGTACTTGTAAGGAATGCAAAAAATCTTCTATGGTGAAGTTCTTCAGTCCGGAGGTACTGATTGATCCCTTTCGTGAATCCGAAGGAGCTCCTAGAAGTAGAATTCGCTTTGGCTTATCACCAGATAGTTAATTCTAAAGATATTAAATTGATGGATTATGGAGAAGTCATTGCATTATATGAACGACTTCTTAAACATCTTGGAGATATAAGTAAACATAAAAGAAGGTAGAATAGATGGCATTAGGTGAGTCAATTAAAGGGGCAGTCTCTGGAGCTACAGGTACTATTCTAGGTGCAGTAGGTTTAGGAGGACTTGATCAGATTATAAATCTTAGTGATAAGACTGCCTCTTTATCTGCTACAATGGTAGATAAGGCTAGTACTAAAATACATATGACTCATCCTAGTACTTCATTACAGGAAACTCCCATTCTATCTACTTCAGTGAGTAGTCCTGCAACAGTAATTGAAAGTCCAAATTCTAATTCAGAATTAAGTAACGTTGACTTATCTGATGCAGAGACCTTTCATCGTGACTTTGAGAAAATTATTGCTCAGTTCAAAGTAATGACCTCTTTGAATAAAGAACTTGCAGATATTGCTAATAATCAAAGACAAGTTATGGATCAGACTTCAGATAAGATCCTTAATCGTCAAGAAGTTACCCAACAGGAAGCTCAAGAATTCCTTGAAGCGATTGATGCAGTTAAATCCTCCGTTAACGATCTATCAAAGTCAGATATCTCGATAGAAGTGAGTGTTAAAGACATTATAGCTCAATATTCTGATATTCTTAAAGATATGAGATATAATGAATCGATTAAACGAGATATAGTTAAAGAGTTAATTACACTAGTTGAAAATCAACAAATTGCCACTCAAGAACTTAAGGATTTAAAGTCTTTCGACTTATCTAAACTAAAATCAGAAGATATTACGAAGCTAACTTCTATTATAGATAAAATTGAAATACAGTCTGAAGGTAAAGTTATTAAAGATTCCCTTGACAATTTCCACAAGAAATTGGATTATTCGATTTTATCCTCTAATGAAATTCAAGATACTCTTGATAAAAAATCCAGTCATGGTGAATCACTGAAAGAAGCGTGGGTCAATAATCCTGGTGAAATATCAATGGGTGGCTTACGTAAAGGTGGAATTGAAACTGTATTAGGAGCAGTAGGATTAGGAGGATTATCTCAAGTATTTGGACTAGGTGATAAATTAGATGCATTGATGCAGAAGGGAACTGATATATTGAAAGATAAGATTACTAATAAATGGCAATCTTATCGTCAAGATAAAAATACTACAGATTCTCAATCTATTCCTAATATTGATGATACTAATAAGAAACTTGATATTCTGATTGAAGAGACTAAGCAGAGTGCAGCTACTATAGCTGATAAAGTAGAAACTGATACTAGTATTACTAAGTCAGCTTTACAGACTGTAGACAGTAGTATTGAACGTAACAATTCATTAGAAGCTACTCAAGCTAAGAATAAACCAATAACTGATGTATTTAAACCTTCTACTTCTGATAATAAAAAGGATAAAGAAAAAGAATCTGGAGTAATAGGATCAGCTGCTCAAAAGGGATTAGGTAAACTACTTAGTAAGATCCCTGGAGTAGGTAAGATATTAGGTCCTATGTTGGGTGCATCAGCTACTGCTTCTGCAACTGGAGCAGGAGGATTAGGAGGACTAGGAGGTACTGCATTAAAAGCTGCTGGTAGATATCTAGCATTACCTGCACTAGCATTAGGAACAGGTGCACTAGTTGGTACTGGGATAAACAAAGGACTTAACTGGATAACTGAGAAGGCAACTGGTGAGAAAGGTGCCACTATTGGTGGTAAGATTTATGATTGGTTACATCGTGATGTAGGTAAAGTATCTGAAAAATATGAATCTGGAGGGAAGGGTGCCGCAACTGTAAGTACTGGTAAAGGAGATGCAGGTGGAGCATCGTATGGAACTTATCAATTAGCATCTAAAACTGGTACTCTTAATAAATATTTATCATCATCAGGTTATGCAAATCAATTTCAGGGACTAAAACCTGGAACTCCCGAGTTTAATGCTAAATGGAAAGAGTTAGCAGCATCTGATTCTAACTTTGCTAAATCTCAGCATGAGTTTATTAAAAATACTCACTTTAATCCCACTGCCTCTAAAGCTGAGAAGGCAGGATTTAATATTAAGGATCGAGGAATTCAAGAAGCATTATGGAGTCAGGGAGTACAGCATTCAGGAAAAGGTAATCAGAAAATAATTGATGCAGCTCGGCAACAACTCATCAATCAATATGGTAGTGTTGACGCTGCTCCTCCTGAAGAACAAATTAAAGCCTTATATTCTGCTCGAGGATCTTATGCTAGTCAATTTGCATCCGGTAGTGCTACAGTAGGAAGATATAATAAAGAAATGCAGGATGCAATAGCAATGAGCAAAGCATCCAAAGAAGTTAAAGCTACGGATCTTGCTCAAGTTAATAAAGCTAATATATCCCCTACTCCAGTATTAGCAAGTACTGAGAATGTAGCAACATCAGCTCAAGTAATTCCAATGCCAACTGGACAAGCCAGAGATCAAATTCTAGCTAAACGTAGGGCTGAATTAGCTGCAGCGGGACAGGGTTCTCTTGAACCTACTAAAGTATCACAGTTATCAACTCCTCCTATTGCTACAGCAGAAATCACTCAGATTCCTCAAAACTTAGGAACTGAAAGAGGATCTGAGATTATGGCTCAGTCAGAAAAATCACCTGAACCTCAGTCAACTCCGATGAGTACTCCTAGTTCAGGAGGAGCTAATAAAGAACAAACTGCTAAGGTAGATAAAAGAACTCAGGTTGACGATTTATGGATTGCAGTAGCTGGTGGAATGTGGTTAAGTTAAGAGGATATTATGGCAGATAATGAACAGACCTCATTTGTATTTGAGATACAAAAATTATTAACTGATCCTTATGCGTCTGTCCTAATTGTAACTCCTAAGGATAGAATCAAAGGTATTTTAGTTGATGATATAAGTCTTCCTGGACAAGTAGAATGGTCTACAATTGGAATGTCTGGAGCTCAGCAAGCTGCTGGAGAAGCAGTAGCTAAATTAGGTCAATTGACTGGATTATGGGCACAAACTAAGTTAGAAACTTATAAACAAACTGAAGCAGTATACAATGGTACGACTAAGCCTCAATTAGTAGTTCCTCTGATGTTTGTAGCAATTCAACCTAAAGATGACGTACGAGATATGATTATGGCATTGTTCAAAGGAGTTTACCCTGAAGGTGATGTTATGGTTAAAGCTCCTTTCGAATGGAAAGGTGATCTTCAGAATACATGCTCGCTTAAAATTGGAGCATGGTTTAAAGCTACTGGATTACTTTTAAGATCAGTAGATTCTACTATTTCTAAGATTCCTATTAAAGGTGGTAAACCATTATATGCTCGAGTAAATGTTACCTTTGACTTTTTCAAGTTACCTAATGTCAAAGATATGCTTGGATGGTTTCCTGGAGCATCAGGAACTCCTGGCGGATCATATCTAGTCAAAGCTGAATAGGAGAACTATGTATTTTGTTGATTTAGATAATGATTTCCTAACTCGCTATGATATGGCTAAGTTTATGGAGTTTATAGGGTCAAGTGATGCCGAATGTTTCGATCCTTTAAACTCTTATCTAGTATCTAAAATAAAAGCCTTGCCAGTTGGTGGTCATAGAGTAGTCCAGTCAGATGAGTTTCGTCCTGAGTTGATGAGTTATAAGATTTATGGACATACTCAGTATTGGTGGATTTTACTTCTTTATAATGATATTTTGACAGTCGATGACTTAACATTCGACAAAACTATTGCTTATCCACTATTAGATGATTTGGAAACTATATACTTCCAATTAAATGCATTAGCATTAGGTCGAACAAATTAAGGATTAAACATGATCGGAGTTAAAGGTCAATATCTTATCAAATTCAAAATAGGTTCTAAAGATGATTTTATTAAAGAACCTGATATACGATCTTTCTTATTAGTAGAGGAAGCAGGTAATGTTCTACCTAGTTTTGAATTAGAATTTGAGCTGAAAGATAGTTCAATTCTTAATCTTCTTAATCAGGGTAATATTTTAGAAGTAGCTTTAGGCAAAGATGAAACTGATTTGATGAATATTAGACTCATGATACTTCATCAGTTCAAGTCACGGATGGGTGCCAATCGATATAATATTAAAATTACAGGATTGTCAGATGCAATGGAATATTTATCCAATTGTAATATGACAATGTCTGAAAGTAAATCCGGTGTAGAAGTAATTAAAGATACTGTAGGTACTTATTTTACTCCTGAATTTAATATCGAAACTTCTCAGGATTCTCAAGTATGGAGACAATATAATGTTCCTGATAAGGTTCATGTAAGTAATGTATGGTTACATTCTTATATTCCTAATTCATTCCTTGCAGTAGGAATAACTTCTGACTCTCGATTTGTTCTCAAAGATGTTAAGAAAGCAGTCAGTGATATGAATAATTATCAGTGGAAGCTTTCTTCTCAGATTGCTAAGAATGAAACTCCTTCTACTAAAGATATTTCTTTAGATGGTGATTACGTACATGAATCAGAGACAGGATTCATTAATCAGTGGTTCGGTTATGAGAAGACAAAATCTGTATTTGATATTGATACAGGGATGCTAGAATCGACTACTCCTACCTTACAAACAATGATGGCTCTGTCAAAGAAGTTCGATAGAGCTAAAACAATAAACAGTAGACGTTCTGAATTTGAAATATTGAACGAGAACGTGCATTCTAATTATTGGAAAGCTTACCTACAAAATATTACTAATCTAGCAATATTTAGTTCAAATAGATTAGAATGCACCTATAGTAAAACTTATCGTCGTATGAGAGTTCTTGATGTAGTTATGTTTAGTGATACTGAAATTAGTTCACAAGCTGCAGTTGAAAGTTATTCAGGATTGTACTTAATTTCTAGGATTTCAAGACATTTAGCTAATAAGACATTAAGAACGACTGTTCAGCTGTGTAGAGAAGCTTCTGGATCAATGAAAGGTGATATTCGATAAGGATAATTATGTTAATTAAAATTCCTGAATTCTTATCAAGAAATAAAAACTTACAACGTCCCCATCGAGGGGTAGTCGTAAGTAATACTGATCCTAAAAAGCTTGGGAGAGTTAAAGTTAGTATTGAAGGATTATTGACTGGAGATACTACAGGATTACCATGGGTACATCCTCAAAATCCATTCTTTTTAGGAGGTAAGTTAGATTCAGCTCAATTCTCGGTTCCTGAATTAGGATCCTCATTAGAAATTATATTTCCTTTTGATGATATTAATTTTCCGTTTTATACGGGCTATTGGAATAGCCTTGCAAGTCATTGTAGTTTGTTTGATACTGATTATCCTAATTCTTATGGATTCAAGGATTCAACTAATACTCAGTGGATAGTTAACAAAACTAAACTCTATGCTGAATTCATTCATTCATCAGGAATGAAATGGAAAGTTGATCAAAATGGAAATATTGAATTGAGTCATCCTGGTAATATGGAAATTAATACGGAAGGTAATTTTGATATTAAGGTAGGAGGAAATTTTAGTATTGATGTAGGAGGGAATTACTCTGTTAAATCAGGAGGTACTATTTCAGAAGAAGCTACAGGAGTTCATTCTTCAAAAGGATCTTCTGTAACTCATGGATAATTATTATGAAATCTCATGCTAGAATAGGTGATCCTACTAAGGGAACCTGTAAAGAATGCTTAGGTCATCCATCAAGAGATGGACAAATAACTACTGGAAGCGGATATGCATTTGCTGAGGATTTAGGATTAGCAAGGCTTGGAGATGAAGTCACTGCGACTTGCGGTCATAAGGGATATATTGATACATGTAGTGGTATGACACTTATACAGGGAATCCAAGCTGCTAGGGAGGATGATCATTTTGATGGTGATTATGAAGGAACAATTGTACAAGGATCTACTAAAGTATTTACGGAGTGATTATTAATTATGGCTTGGAATAATACTAATTTAGCCTCAGCATTAGGAAAAGTAGTAACTGACGCTCAATCCACTTTAAGTGATGCTAATAAGAATCTTACTCAAGCTCAAGCTCAATTGAACAAGGTTAATACTACTCTTAATACATTAGTCAATTCTGTTACCTTAAATCAATCACTTGTTAATAAAATCCAAGCTTCAGGATTTTATTTTATTACTTTGAGTCCTAAAGTTGGATCTTGGAATTCTCGGCTTGCTGCAGCTACTAATGCACCTCCTAATACAGGATATAGTTGTGGAACTGCGTCAGTTATGATTTCATCTGATCCAATAGGACTATTACAAAAGTATACCAATGTACTTCAGTCTCTAATTGAGCCTCTTGATATGGATAGTATTATTGATCCTTTTGACTGGGATCCTGATGAGTTCACTCCATTTGAAGGAGGAAGTCTGTTAGATGATTTGGAACTTCCTGAATTGCCAACACTCGATAGTTTATTAGGTGACACTGAAGATAGATGGGACGGAGTATCTCTTGGCGATGTATTTAGTGGAGCTACAAATGGAATTATTAATGTCTTAAATTCTTCTAAGAAATTGACCAAGTCAACTGGCTCGATTTATAATCAAGTTGGTAAAAGGAAATCTGCTATTAGCAAAGGTATTCGGACTACTAATACTTTTTTAGGACGATTGACAGGGACAGGTGTGTATACTATAACCTTACCTCCTGCTGCAGGAGGATATTTATCGAGACTTCAATCAGAGGCAGGTCATCCTCCATCATGGAGTGATTCTTATTCAGCTGGATTTGTATGTGTAACAGTAGCAGCAGGAATCCAAGCCTTACAAAGTAAATATGAAGCATTACAAGGAATTTTAGGATAACTATGTCTATTTACTCTGATTTAAATAATAATTTGGATCCCACACAAATAGAGGATGTCAATGCAGTTATTCAAGCAATTGGTAATCTTCTTGTAACTTGGAAGGGTGAAAGATTCTTTAATCCTGAAATTGGTTCAAATGTAGAAGATATCTTATTTGAACCTATGAGTGATGACGTAGCGTTTGAGCTTTATTCGAGATTAATTGAATCAATTCAAAGAGATGAGCCACGAGTAAGAATTCTGGGTAATCTAAGTGATGTAGTTCCAGATTATGATAACAATAAGTATGATGTTACTCTTGTATTTGAGATACAGGGTTTAGAAGGACAACAATTTGAATATAACGGCGATCTCGCTCGTAGATTAATTCAGACTTCATAGGAGAGTATTAATGATTATAGATCCTCAATCAATAAGTTATGAACAGATTCTTGAGGACTTGAAAGTTTGGATCAAGAATAAACCTGATTATACAAAATGGAAGGATTTTTATGAGTCCTCCTCAGGGTTAACTTTAATTCAATTAATGGCTGGTCTTGCATCCTATTTCTTTTATCACGTAACAGTTAGTAGAAGAGAAACGTATTTACAGTATGCCACTGCTAGAAGTTCTATGGTGGCTATTTCTGAAACTTTGGGATATAGCGTACCAAGAGGGACTAATCTTAAAGTGAGTATTACGTTCACTCCAATTATTACAACTGGAATTGCTAAATTTGAAGAAATTGGTACTTATGGTAATTATTATTTATATGCTGATGATGATTATGCTATAACTTTAGGAGTTCCAGTTACTATTAATGCAATTGTTGGAGAATTAAAGGAAGAAACTTTAACTATTCCATCAAACGATCCTCAGATGTTTAGGTTCATTTCTCCAAATGTATCTGATGATATTCTACTTTATTTGAATTCAACTTTACTTCCTACTAGTCAGTATATTACTGATCTATTGAACGATAAGTATGTTGTTCTTTCTAATGTACATGGAGCAGTTGATACTTATTATCTGAATTCTTTAATTGATTACTATACTGAGGATTTCCTTCCTGGAGCAGTAGATCTAGTAGCTAACACAATTGCTTTGACTTCTTCTAGTTGGAGAACTGGTCATAAAATTCAATTTACCAACAGTGGAGGATCTCTTCCTACTCCTCTTCTTATCAATACGGACTACTATGTTTATTTAACTACCTTATCACCTAAACAAATTCAACTTTATGATACTCTTAGTCATGCATATTCTCATGGAGCAGCCGGATTAATAACTCTGTCTGGACAAGGAACCGGAACTCATACTGCATCACTAGCTGAATATCAAGACTCAGGAGCTCATCAATATAAAGGAGGAGATATTCTAACTCTAAAATATATAGAGTTAGCTAATATAACTTTTAGTTCTTCATCTGTTTCTTTACTCTCTACTTTAGGTACAGTAAC